TAGATAGCCTTGTTTCAGTATCATCAATGGTTGCACCGTCGACTGTGCTACTATTATTGATATTGACTTCCAGCCAGTGTGTTTATGGTGGAGGCGTCCGGTACCGCCCCGGAGTCCATATAAACGTTTTAACGCCTACAATCTATATATAATACACAAAGGCGGAAATGTCAACCACTTCCGCCCAAGTTTTTTTCATTGTTGCAAAAAAGTTACAGTCAATATAACCACTTAAAATTCAGCGACCATAGCTTGTGTGGCTGCAAGCTCAGGATCAGAAACCAATCCGTATTCTGCCAACGGGCCATCTGGTCCCGCAATTTCGTCTGATACAAAGAATTCAATGTACTCTTTTAACCCCGCTACTTGATCTAGGTGAGCATGTTTAACGTAGAATTGAAGTGGACGTGAAACTGGATAAACGCCTGAGGCAATCGTCTCGGTCGATGGCGTCACACCATTCATTCTTGCAGCGTAAATAGTATCCGTGTTGTTCAGCAAGAATGATAGTCCGAAAACACCAATTCCTTCTTTGTTCGCCTCTAGGCTTGCTAGAGTCTCGGTGTAATCCCCGTCGATATCGACTGACACACCATCGGTACGCACTTTGAAGCATTCTTTTTCCGTTTTCTTCTTATCACCACCAGTTACGTTATTAAAGAAATAGTCATATGAACCAGCTGATTTACAACCTGCCAACATTACTTTCTTTTCAAATACTTCACGTGTACCATGCTTTGTGCCTGGGATGAATGCTTTAATTGGACGATCCGGGAATGATGGATCTACATCTTTCCAATTCTTTGCTTTTGACGATGCATGTAGAGCAAGGTAAACATGCATCGGTGTTAGGTCTTCAAAACCTTTTGTTTCGTTGCGAGATGCAAATACGATTCCGTCATAACCAATGCGAACTTCACTTACTTTACCAACTGTTGCTTGGCATGTTTCCCACTGCGCATCTTTCATTAATGATGATGAGTTTGCAATATCGATTGTGTTTAGGCCAACACCTTCACACATACGCTTACGACCTGCGCCTGAACCGCCACCTTCGACGATTGGTGTTGGATAATCAAAGTTCTCACCAAATGCTTCTGCTACGATTGAAGCATATGGTAATACGGTAGATGATCCAGCGACATGGATTTGATCACGAGCCACTGCTGGACCCGTGATCATTAGTGCTGCTACAAAAGCGGCAATTTTATTCATTTTGATTCCCTTTTACTATTGAAGCGGAATCAACCCTTGCTCCTCCAATACTCCATCAGGTTGGCGCATTTTTGTAAACAGTGCATCAAATTCTTCAATGCCTGGTACTACACCAATGTGTTCCTTCTTGAGATAATAGAAAAGTGGCCGAGAGATTCCATAAGAACCATCAGCGATTGTGTCAAAGGTTGGCAATACACCATCCACCTTTGCACCTTGCACCTTGTCTGAATTCTGATCAAGGAATGAAAAACCAAATACGCCGAAACGTCTTGGTTCATCTACAAGTTTCTCGATGATGAGGTTATCGTTCTCTCCAACTTGTACTACATGAATGTCGGTTCGAACGGCTGTGCAATTAGCCTTGTATTCCTTCTTGGACATACCATAGGACTTCTTACACACGGAATGCATTACTAACTCAACGAATGCATCGCGGGTACCAGAAGTTGTTGGGGGAATCATTACATCAATACGATAGTCTGGAAGACTAGAATTAATGTCAGACCATTTGGTATTATCATTTTCTTTCCATCCACCATTGCCATCTGGAATAGTTGCAGCAACGGCTAGATAGATTTCTTCTTTGGTAAGATCAAATGAAACACCTTTGCTTGAGTTAGAAAATGTAATTCCATCATAACCAATCATTCTTTCAACCGGTGTTACACCATTGGAGGCACAGAGATCTTTTTCTGCTTGTTTGATTGCTCTTGATGCGTTTGTAATGTCTGGTGTATTTGTACCAGGACCAGCACAAAACATTTTCATGCCACCACCTGAACCAGTTGATTCAATGACAGGTGTTTTCCATTTGGTTGATTGTCCGAATTTTTCTGCAACGGTTGTTGCGAATGGGAATACCGTAGATGAACCTACGATAGAGATTTGATCCCTTGCATATGCAGTTGAGGCCATAGCAATTAGGACCGCAGTTAAAACTAGTTTTTTCATTTTTTCTCCTATGAATAATAGAGGATCGACTCAACACGACCCTCCAATAGTATTTAACAAGGAAACTTTCAACTTAACAAAACCTTTACAAAACTCTTATACGTGCTTTGTAATTTGCAATTGTCGTTTCAGCTTGTCATTTTCCTCACGAAGTTCCACAACTCTTTTTCTGAGAGTATTAATCTCGTGTTGATCCTCCGCAATTTGTTTTTTCATCAACTCGACAGTTGTTATCTCTGTCAGTGGTTGTCCGAACGAGTATTCCATTTTGCATATAACTCCTCTTGCAATTTGTAGGCCTCTGCCTCCCAAGGTAATGCCATATATTCATCAACTGTTGAATATGCAGCAAGGTAGTCCTCACCCATCCAGGTTTTAATTGGACCTTTGTCCTTTAACCAACCACGTGCGTGTTGACGAACGTGAACCATCTCATGGAATAATGCAGTGATCATATCTTCCTCGATCAATCCTTTTTGGATTTCAATCTCATGGACATTCTTTTCTACCTCCATGTGGAAACCATCTGCATCACCTTCAATATCATTACAGCCACTTTCAACATCCAAATTTTGTTTACGTGGCATTAATTGTTTTAATGCAAAAAAGTAGGCATCATACAAGATGTTTGCTTCTCTTTGATCAGCGCCGTCAATTGATACATGTAACATGGTTCTCTCCTGATTTATGGTACTATTATATCAAATTTAAGCTTACATGTAAACAACTTTTTTGTATCATATATGTTACACTAACACACTTTATGTATCATATACGATACATTAAACCATTTTTAATATAAGTATTTTTTTACAGAAGGAAGCGTAAATGAAAAACGTATTAACAGTTGCCACAATTCTTATGGGCACTGCAGCATATTCAGAAGGTCTTACATTTGGTGGATCGCTGGATGGCACACATAATTTTGATACTGAAGTTACACAGTTCACTGTAACACCTGAAGTAACATATGGTTGGAATTATGTTGATTTAACAGCATCAACCGACTTAAAACTATGGGATGATGAATTGGTCATTGATGATACACTTGATGTCATGCCAACAATTGATTTTGAAGTATCACACTTCGTAACTCCTGCAACAGAGATCACACTTGGTACCTCATATGATCTTGAAGCAGAGCAGCGTGGTGACATTGTCGCAGGAATTTCATTTAATTTCTAGGCACTAGATACATTCATGACTGGTAGCCCTTCTTTGTCAAATTTGACTTTAGGGCTACCCTTTTCACTCTGATAAACTCTTGCCTCAACATTATCACCATGTTTGACTTTGAATTTATCATGTGTGTGATGCAAAATAAATTTTGTATTTTTAAACTCAGTCCAGATACCAGTCCAAATTGGACGCCAGTTATCAATTAATCTATGATTATTAGTATTACCACGGTCTGAGTGTAGAACCAAATCAGAAAAACTTCTAGGATTCCAATCAAAAATGGAATCAAATCCATACATATGGATTACATCTGCCTTAAGTCTATTGGCAGCATAATGGACTGCCATGTGCCCACAATTAAAATTAGTATAACCCATACCTTTGTTATTACCTGGAATTGCATACTTAGGTAATTCAATATAAAATTCTCTTATTTGTGGTGCCCATTTTAAATAATGGTTTGGATTATTTTCACACCATCTTTGTGGTCTATATCCACACACCCATTGACCATCAACCTTTACGGTTCCAGCCTTCATTGCATTCATAAATTTAAAATCAACCATCACGGTAGCCCATTTGTCTGGAATATCAAATGGGGTTTGGTTACATGCAAGCTTTAAACCTTTACGCTCCTTGCGTTCATATAAACTTGCCTGGTCACCATTACCGATTACGTGAACAACCTTAGGCACTCATCATCTCCTTAATACGCTCCTTACCTTTGGCCCCTGTCCAGTGCATTACTAATTTTGCAGGGTTATCCTGTTTGTCATTTTCTAATTGAACTCTTAACCAATTATAAATGTTTGGTAGTGAATTTATATAGGTAAGTTGTGAGAGTGGGTCTAACATGGCATGGAGTGTTTCCTGGTCTCCACGCTGAGGATTATCATGAACTTGTTTTGCCCATGCAGATAAAATTTGTGGTTTGTCAATAAAACCTACAATACCAGAATTATACCAGGTTTCCTTCATGCGCTTGGTCCATGGTTTATCCTCAACCATGTTTAATTTACCAGGGTGTAACATTGTGAAAATATCACTTAAATCACCTAGTACCTCACAGTCGGTATCAATCCAAACTGTTTTCTTTGATGGACAATTCATCATGGCACGAGGTTTCTTAAACCAACCTTGTTCTTTCATATCCCGCATATTCATTACTGCATGTACATTTTCTCGTACATAATCAATATCGGTTACACCAAAGTCTGCAAAGACCAATGGGGTGTCATTATATTTCTTATAATTTGAAAAAAACCATGGGAGCATCCATTCTGTGTTTGAATCTGCCCCAGTTAAAAATGCCTTATCGTATTTCATATGTCAGACCATAATTATGTTTTGCCGTACAACCAAATATTTCCTGAATCGTTGTGAACGAATCATCACACTCTATCGGCCATGGATAGACCTCGGTAATTGTATTCGGAAATCTTTCATTATGGATAAACACATCTGTTGGTCCGGCATCAACCTGTGCTCTATGTAGTAATAGTTGTGCACCAAATGGTGTAACCATATAAGCATGAGCACCAGGTAGATATTCTTTTGAGGTCAAACGACCTTCCCCTAGCATTGGAACTTTATATCTACCATATGATGGTTTACCCAGGTTAACAATATTGCCTTCAATAGTTTTCGGCAATGATTTTACAAATATTGCATCGTGTTCAAGGATTAGAAATGCCTCATCACCCTCAGCACATTTTTGCCACAGTGTATGGTGCGAAGCAAATGCACATCGGACAGGATCTATCCTGGAATACTTTTCATAGAAGTGTTCCATAGGCAAATTGTTTTTGGCATAATAATCATCAATGTTGAGTGTCTCGGGTGTATGCCCTTCAAATAACTCAACATCAATTCCATGCTTTTTACCAGATGCTACACATCTATTTGCAACATCATCTGCTTTTCCTTTAACGTATATACAATATGCTTTCATCATCATGTAGTTGTACTCGGCAATCCCTGAACGTGTGTATAATATTTTTTTGTTTGACCAAGATTATTTACCAATTGCTTACACATCAGTGCATCGTTAGGCCATGCACCATATTCACTGGTCAAATCAATCATTTTTTGTGCCCCAGCTGGTTTAATAAAGTATGCTGAATTACCAGCGATCCCCTGTGGGATATTATATTCATCAATATATGGGGCGTCAGTAAGCGATGATTTTGATTGCTGAACCAATTCATCATAACGCCTAGACATACGTGTTGCAGATATTGGTGAATTCAATCCAATAATATCATATTTGGAATTAACCAATTGATCAATAGGTAATTCATCATCATTAAAGAATATTGAATCGTGCTCGAAGATAATTTGTGGGGATCCATATTTGGCACATTTCTGCCATAGGATATAGTGTGACATAAAACAGGCCATTCGTGCCTTTGGATCACGTGTTTGATATGCACGTTTTATTAGGCCTGATTTAAAACACCAATCCTCACCTTGCCATGGATAATTCCATTTGACCTTTAGCCGTTGCATGGTTTTATCTACATTCTCGGGTGTTACTGCATCAAACTCTTTGATTGATACATTGTTAGGCGATGAGGTAATAAGGCGACGTGTTGCCCTGTCACTTATTTCATTCCCAGGAATTTTAATAACATAGGCTTGAATCATGGTGCCAATCTTTTAATCATGCTTTCAATTAGGTCCAAATTGTCTTGATCAATGTGTGGTACTCTAAACTCACCATCATCATCTAATCCGACCGAGGCATAATAATCCTTAAATTTAGATCCATCGCCGTGTAGTTTTTTACCTTTGGTAATATGTTTTGCAGGAATGCCATAGGCATGTGCAGCAATAATACCATGCAGACTTGTTGCAACAATCTTATCACAAGATGAGATCTCTTTTGCCACACGCAATGGATTATTATTTACCACATCAATAAAGTGCCAACCTTCGGTACGCGCCATATTCATTGTAGAAATATCTTGATTTTCATAGTGTGGCACAAAACCAATTTTGTGTTTCTTTTCTACGGGTGGGCAAAATCTAGGTAGCAATAGTGCAGCATCACCATAGATTTCAGGACACTCACCACCACAATCTAGAACTCTTTGACGAGTAAGTGGACCACGAACAAAGTAATATGTATTATTAGGATCAAGTTGTTCTGTTTTACGAATAATACCAGAACCTAGAACAGTTGCTCTTTTTGCCAATCTGGCAATGGAACCAATCACAAACATGTTTCCCATTTCGTGATTGTTGGTGTGTATAAATGGAACACCATAATGTTTCAATAATGGACCTGTCAACACATCGCCAAAATTATTTGGAACATCACCCCAGTACACTGTATTCATTATAGGATTCCTTGTTCTACCAAGGCATTATAATTTTGAATTTTTTCTCTTTTTGGTCCTTGGGGTTTCACCTTGGTTCTAATATGAATAAACCCTGCAGACTCTGGATTTGGTAGGAAACTACACTGGCACCATTTTTGATCTAAAATGTATTTTTTATTTAATTTATAACCAACCTGAAAAGCAAGGGTGTGCATAATACCCTCGTCCTCAAAATGGTAAGGTTGGTTATAATTCTGAGTCCAACTATTTGCACCACCAGATTTCCAGGAATCTCTGAGTTTAATTCTCATCTCCCGGTCCATTTTATAAATGGCACCACCCCAGTATGGAGCATTCATACTTGAAATCATAGGATATTGGTTGGTCAATTTACGATGTAACATTTTCTGAGTATCGGCATAAAGACCCACACCCTCAAGCTCAAAGACATTTTCTGTCATACCCTTTGGGGCAAACATATCAATATCCAACATAAGGACCTGGTCATATTCATCAAACTCAGAATCAATCATATGGACCTTCTGACACGGTGATGTCAGACGACGGTTAAATGGGCGACCAGTAATTAATCTATATTCAGCACCAACCATTTCGGCATACTGCTGGATATTTTCCATTGATAATTTATCAAGTTCTCTTAATTCACCATCAAAGTGTTGTAATATAATATTAGTCATCTTTTTTCAGTACTGTGTATCCAACATTGGTAGTGCCACGTTCAAGAACTTTCCAACCTGGATTTTCAAAACACCATTCTTCAAGGCATGTGTGTAGTTCAGACACTGACCATGTATCATGTGCCACAATATATTTCTTGGCACGTTTACCATGAATTGCCAATTCCTGTTTCATATGATAGGCACGATGATAGGAATCAATCAATAGCATATCAACAGATGGACCGATTGAATCCAAAGTGATTGAACTTACCTCTTTCATTTTTAAAACAATTTTATTATCCTTGGCATATTGTTCTGCAATAGGCTTTAGGAATTTTTCATACCGATGCATATCAATGTCAACACCCTCAACATATTTAAAACCAGCAAGGAGGGCATTGGCTAGAGTACCACCTTGGTGTGTACCCAATTCTGCATATGTTTTACATTCTGGAGCATATTTCTGAATTGCATCATGCTGCTCACAATAATCATGTCCATGTGCTTCCTCTTGACCTGCTCTAATATCTTTATAGAACTCTTCAAGAGTTTTAACATGTTTTAAATCAACATTAATCATATTTAATTACTTCCTTTACCCTTTTCATATCATAATTATCTGCACCACGCAATTGGATATGGACAAAGTTGGCCCTTCCTTCGGTATAATCTGCAATTGGTCGATTGTCACCAGATGTGCCTGGTTTAAAGAATATTTGACTATTCCATTTATAATCCATAATGTCCCATTCAAATTGTGGGAGCATGGCATTTAGATAATTTTGGTCGCCTTGATAAAATGACGGCATTCCTGTTTTGTTCATTAGATTTATATAGTGCCGAAAATCAACAAAGACTTCTTGGGCTCTTTTACGACCTGCCTTACTATATACAACACAACCAGAATTAAAAACCCTATGTTGTCCTTTATGGTTTTTTGGCATTATGTTACCATAATTATCCTCAATCACATTATGCCATCGTAGGTCATTTTGTTCACTGATACCACCAAAACTAAATTTGGATCTTAGTTCTGGTTGCATATGCTCTTCACAGATACCAATTTCAATACCTGGTTTCATTTCACTAAAAATGTTTTCGGATGTATTTCTAGGAACAACATCAGTATCACAGAATAGGATATAATCGTAATCATCATACTCTGGATCATAAATTGGTTTAAACGCACCATAATGCGGATTGTATCTACCCAGACCCTGTCGAGGAAAGGGTGCTGATCTTGGCCATCCTGGGTTTAATTCAAACCTGTGTTCAACACCAATGCGATCAGCATATTCCTTCATTAGCTCAACACCGGCTTTATTGCCACTGGTAAGGTTACCCTCCCAGAACTGGTAAATTACTGCTTTCATATTTGACTCAATAACTCTTCTACATTTTCACCACGGTTGGGTAGTTTATCCTTAAGGAAAAAATGCACGAAATGACATTCAGGAATTTTATTTACAGCAGTAAACAATCCATTCCATCGCCAATCCATTTCCTTAATTTTCATCCCCTCCTTGCGAATCCAATAATTTAATAATGTTTGATCCGTGGACCATTTCCATGGACCCATACCATCAACAAACATTTTAAACTCTTGTCTTTCCAAAAACTCTTTTGCTGTTTGGCCATTTAGATATTTTTGAAATGATTTATTCATTACCATCAAACCCATGTTCATAAATGGAAATCCAGTCCTATCATTATAGGTCCAATCCATTTTTAATGAACCATATTGCATTCTGGAATAATTTGCAATTTTTTGAACATACCATGGTTCAATAGGCATTGAGGATTCTACCACACCACCGAAGTCATACTCTGGTTCAAGATCGGCGAATATGTCAGGAGCAGTGTCCCTAATATAAATGTCAGAGTCAATAATAGCAATTTGATCGTAGTCGTCAAAGTAATCAAATGCATTCTCCTTCTCGTAAATAGGTAGGAACCCTCCGTGTTTCTCGTAGGATTCCTTACTACGATTAGTAGTAAATATATCAGGTTTAATCCGTAATTTTGGTGTCCGTTGCACAACGTAATCGGCACCAATACGGTCGGCATAATCCTTCACAGTTTTAGTACAGGCATCATATAGTTTGGATCTCTTACCAACATAAACCTGATATATTAGTTTTTTCATTATTTTTTCCCGTTTGACATCCATGCTGCAGCGCCGAAATAAGCACCAACAACACCAGCCTGTGCAATATAAAATAGACCAAGTAGGTCAGCAAGTGCCGTAACCCTATTATCACTCATCAATGGCGTAAATAGAACAACCGTAAAGATAAGCATTGACACCATGGCAATCCATGCCATTTTTCTTTGTGAATCTGCTTTCTCTTCACGGAGTTCTAATTCCAACATTTCTTTTGATTGCTCGAGTTCTTTGTCACTCACTATACCATCACCATCCAAATCATATTCATTGAACCTCGAGCCGCTTTGCAAACTTTTCTGCATCCGCGTACTCCTTAATTTGTGTTGCGATTTCCATGGCTCGCTCAAAACCTCTCCGTAGACGATTTGATCTATGACCATTATCAACAAACCATGTAATAGTATCTATATCGCTACCATCAACGGACATTGAAAAGTCCTTGGTAATCTCTTCAAATTCAAATCTTAGGTTAAGGATTTCAAAAAAGTTTTTCATTATACAACTCTCCTTAGTTCAGCTTCAAGATATTCAATATCATCCTGGTCACATTGGAACCGGATACCGATACCACCGGCATCATTCCAACGCCGAATATTATCTGGTTTATCATCAATAAGAATGTTTGGCTTACCGGTAAGACGGTTGACAGCATACTTATGTTTGTTACCAGTGAAAATAAGTTTTTCAATTTCAGGTAACCAGTTACGATCATCCAACCAGACACGTTTCCAATATGCAGAGTTCATCATGTCACCACGTAGGGGTGATGAACAGATACCCCAATCACCACCGGAAACACTTTGTACAAGTTTTACAATGTCATCGGACTCAGGAAACTCATCAATCTGGTAGAAGAAATCAGTGCCCCAGATGTCAACCAGAGCCTTTTCAATATCCTTGATTGATTTCCAATGTGACACACCATTGCGATAGGCAAGGGCACCAAAGAAATCGGCGATTACACCATCCATATCCAAATAAACTGTCATTATACTCTCCCTTCTTGAATAGCTTTATTGATGATTGTTGATGAATGGTTGTGCATAACCTTTAACCAAACATCCTTTCCAAATTGTTCCAGGACTGCATCCATAATAATGTTACGAAATACAGGGGCAACACGGTCCTCTATATTATCCCAATACTTGGCATCCATACGAATGTCATACCGATATGCCTCCATGTGAGTGTGGATAGGTGGATCAATTTCCATTGTGTATTTCCATTGACCACGTCTGTTACCCAGACCGTTGTTAAACAAATCATGGATTAGATTAAGTGACCGACGGAACCGATCAAGTCTTTTGTTCTTTGAGTTAGGGAACTCACAACGGCCTTGGGCAGGCACAAGTTCAAAGAGTTGATCAATCACATTCTCAAGATCAGAGCAGGTACGTTCCATCCACATTATTTGTTCCTCCAAGCTTCAAGTGTTGCATAATAAGAAGTGGGATCCAGATCCCTCCAAATGTCCAGTGGTGCACGACCAGAGTTGAACATCTCGAAATACTCCTGAGGTGAAAGACCTGATTTGACCAGGAACTTCTTCAATTTGGCCTTTGTGAAAGGACCAGAGTATTTAAAACGAGCGGCAATCTTACCATCGTAGCGAAGGTATGGACCATCGTTTGAAAACAACTCTTTTTGAAACATGACATTCTCTCCTAATTGATTATAGTTATACTATATCACGTCTAGCCAGGAATGTAAACACTTTTTTTAAAAAAAATTAAAAAAAGTTTTGTTTAGTTTCAATCACTTAAAATTTTTTTTGAGATTTTTTTCTTTTTTTTCGCAGGGCTCTTAGTTTTGCAAACCTAGACATTTCAGAATAGAATTTAATACCCTTTACAATCTTACGGCGTGCCCTGGCGGCAAGAGACTTTTGAATCCTGCCACCACGCTTTTTATCCTTAGCCATGAAAGAGTTGTCGTCTGTTGTACTCATCTCGAACCTCAATAAGTTTGTCGATCCATGCATCCCTTGTCTCCTTATACATCACTGGGTGGAAATCATCCACGTCCATTACAATACGAGTATTCTGTACCGGCATACCAGTACGTTCTTCCCACATCACGGCATATGCTGCCAATTGCATAAAGTAGTTAGAGATGTTTGCCTTTTTCTTAGGACGGCGTGATGTTTTCCAATCAACAATTGTAGGTACACCATCCCATTCGACAATAGCATCACAGGTACCAGCAAGTTTTAAATGGTCACTATACAGTGGACATTCTGTTGCATACACCTTTGTGACGTGTTTATTAATTAAAGGTTTTAGATTTTCCAATGACTGAACAACATGTGGCAAATGGTCGCCACGATAGTCTGGATCATTGTTAATGTATTTTTCTACAATGTCATGCACTGCAGTGCCACGAGTTGCGGCACGAGAAGAGATTTTGTTTGCCTCTTCTTCACCAACACGTTTACGCCATTTTGCTATAGACTCTTCACTAAGAATAGACAAAACGGTAGTAACAGATGGATAAGCATTGCCATCAGTAGTAAGGTATCGCCGGCCGTCAGGAGCATCTGTCCGTTCAAGCGTTTCATAACCCATATCAATTTTTTCATGGATAAATTCCATATCACTTCCAATTCATTAGTTGTTTTAATACATCAGAGTTATATTCTACCACATTTCCAGTCGAAAGTAAACAATAATTTAAATTATTTTTTTCAACAACTGCATGGCGACCATTTGCATCAACAACTACAATAACAACTGCAGGTCCTGTGGATCCATCCTCATTCCATGAGAAACCACCTAGACCCATAATTGGATACATTTCACTTTTTTCGAACTCTAGGATGAGTTCAGGTAAACCACCACAAGGAACCGGTTTGGCATAGAGTGGTGTTCCACTAGGATTGTATTCCTGTGCCATTGCTGGCAGTGACACTATAAGTGCCAAGATTGCAATTAGAGTTTTCATCATTTTAATCCCATCATTTCTTTTGTCATAATGTAGTCACGGACTACACCGGATCGGACAATATCATCCCATCCAAACTGAATTACAGTAAAATCCTTCATACGATCAATAATCTGCATAAACTTTGAGATACCTAGCCGGTCTTGTTCTCTCTCGAAGTCTGTCTGCAAATAATCCCCGCAGAATACAATTTTACAATTCTCCCCTACACGAGTCATGACAGAATCAAGCTCGTGAAAGTTGAGGTTTTGCATCTCATCGACAACAATTAATGCACGGTCAAATGTCTTACCTCTAATGAAAGATGTTGTTTCGAACTGTACTTGGTGGTTATTAACCAATTTATTATAAACCGACTTGTCCTCAAACAACTCTTCGCATATTGCTCTATAAGGTGCTTCAAACACGGATGTCTTTTCATCCAATTTGCCAGGAAGATAACCTACCTCACGAACAGATACCACTGAACGAACAATGATTATCTTATCATATGGTGTTGATCTCTCTAGCATTGACTCCATGGCAAGGTACATTGCAATAAATGTTTTACCGGTACCTGCAGAACCTGCAAGGATTAGATTTTCACCTTCATCCCATAGATTAAATGCTTGCTTTTGATTACCTGTAATAGGTTCAAATTCAAGTAAATCCTCATAACGTACCTTTGAACTATTGCTCATGTTTTAACCTTACTCCTACGGCCTGCGCCTTTATCTACTCTTTGTAAAAAGTTATTCCATTCACCACCAGCCTTACGTCTGGTTGATCCTTCCTGTGATGATATAAATCCAATTGGTTTAAGAACAATCTGTAGACCATCCTCTTCGCATATGGATTTTATTTCATCATAGGAACCTTGTAGTGTCCATTCATGTCCTGAATCACTGTTGGCCTTGCGCACTGTATAAATCGGCACGAATTTTATCCTCTAATTCTGATACGCGTTCTTCTAACACGTTAATGGTAGTATGTATATGACCGGTATCATGTGGTTGAAGTTTTGATCTCTGATATGCAATCTCCTCTTGCAGCACAAGCAGATAATCAAGTGGGTTTGTTTTAGCCATTCCATATTTCCTTTTCAATAAATCTTTTTGTTTCCACCATCCCATTAGGCAATCCTTTCAAACCATTCAGGTACATCACGTTTGGTCCATATCATAGGGAACCTACCTTGCTTTGTTTGATAAAATGCACGGTAGGCTTTGACTGGATCACCAAGTGCAATACATTCTGGATTAGATTTCATTGCCAATTTAAATGGTGTCAAATCACCTTGTGGAATATTGTCTGGCAATCTCTTTAAGAGTTCCAATCTCTCACGTTCCACTTTGTGTACCTTTCCATACCTATATGTATATTCCTTACATAGGGCACGAAAATGGATCCAATGCCAATTGTAATTAGCACTAGATTCCATAGTCCATTTTGTACATGGGTGATGGAAGTGTACTGCCTTCATAATGGTATCCTCACGGTAATCATCCATAATATAATATGGTACCATTCTTTTACCAGATTTAGAAGGTCTTTTGGTTTCTCTACCATCCAACATCCGATGGGCAGTAGATAGCATTTGAGCAGATTCTACAATCATCTTAACAATATGTTTATCACATTGTAGCACTGCTGAAGTCACTGGATCATTATCTAGAATAAAAATGTTCATTTGGTATACCACCCTCCCTCAATATAACTATATTATTATATCAAAGGAAGGTGGTCTTGTAAACAACTAATTTACGTTTATGTTAAATTAATTTAGGTTTGTGCAGCAAGTCTCCTTTGTAGAAAGTCCTTTTTCTCTAAGATCTTTTTCATACGGTCAATCAGTCCTCTGCGCTTTAATTTTTGAGCATACCGGTCTAAGTCAACCACATCTTGTTCTAATCTTTCGAGTTGGATTGCTGTCATTTGTTACTCCAGTTTAGTTAGGATAAAAGTCCAGGATAAGCCTCCTCCACTACATTGCGTGTAATGCCTTTTGGCTTTTCCTTGTTAATCATTGCAATAACAAGTTCGGCATCTTTTGGATCAATTGCCTCAATCAAACCAATGAATATCTGTTCGCGCTTATAGGCAGGTAACCTGTCACCAGGACCACCTAGCACAAAATGCTTAAAATCTGTATTTCGTTTATATAGATTGGATCCGGCATTGTGACCCTCATTGGGTGTGAATGGAGGTTTGCCGGGAGGTAGGTTCCATTTAATATTATCATTAAATGTGCCATTAAGAATGTCACGGATTGCCCAGTGATCATGTTCTTTCAGGATGGCTACTTTTTGGGCTTTCGAACGAGCCTTGCCAGCCTTATCAATTACTTCATGTACGTTAAGTGTTGCCATTAGTTTTATTTATACCTTCACATGCTTTGAGTGAATTTTACATCCTATAAATTCATTGTAATATTCTTCTTTGAGTAAAACATCATTTTCAAATTGTAGTTTTGCCTCATAATAGGAACACTCACCCTTGGTTTTACACAGCCTGAGAATTACCCGCTCGTAATTGCCAGGACCTTTTGTTTCAACAAGTTCCTGTACTTGCTTGTTTGAACCGTAATAATCTCTCCAGTCGGACTCGACTCGAGTTCTTACACGGCGCTTACGCTTTTTTGTTATCGGAAGTATTTTAGGTTTCCAGAAGAATTTCTTACCGATGTATTTTTTACCAGTATCCAACTCTGTGATTTCATACACAAAGCCTTGAAAGTCTTCTGGAGTTTCCTCAAATGATTTGTTTTCATATAACCACGTCATGTAGTTATATATTATTTAGCTTATTCCTCGTCAAACCAATCTAGAGGCTCTTCTCTCTTGACCAATTCAAAGGTGGTAGAGCCACAAATAGGACAATACTCGGGTTCTTCAAATGATTGTACAAGTGATTCATTTTCACACTCATGGCATTCGATTCGGTATTCCATCCCGCGCAATCCTCTCCTTTATTTCTTTTTTACGCTCATCGGTTGCGATAAACCACTCACGGATCTCGTCCTGTGATCTACCACAACCGATGCAGTAACCGTTTTCTAATGAACAGATTTTAATACATGGACTAGAAGTCAATTTCGCACGCACCACCAGCACATGCTGCCGCCGCCATGGTATCAACGTCAGTATATTTCTTTTCAGTAATATCTTCACGCCAATCTGGTTGTTTTAGATTACGTTGGATTTTATTCCATTTATGTAGGAGATATGCATCCTTTAGGCAATATTCTGCTTGTTTCTTATCTCCATCAAGGTAGTTATCTGCAAATTGTTCAAACCTACGAACCCAATCTTTTTTCACATTGGTTGCAGAATCATCAAGTGATAGATCCTCACCAAAGCCTTGTGCAGTTGAACACGCAGTCCATAGGTTATCAAAGGCTTTTAGTCCATCAACAACCATACCGGATGCAAATACTGCCGCAGTGTCATATTGTTTTACCATTTCCTTGGCAGTAATAACGGCAGTGTTTGGTGCCTGGTTAAAGTCCTTGTCACCAGACATTGATAGGAACGAAATACCCGCAAATGAATGTCTGTTTTCAAAAACATATTCCTCTACTTCATCCCAATCATCAACCAGGATTGTATTGGATACATTGTGACGAACACCCTTATCTGCACATAGTTCCTCATTGGTACCTGCATCAACCCAATGTTTTTGAGCTTTTTTCACAAGTTCCAAGTGTTTCACACCAATTAGTTCATCTTTATAAATTGAACCTTTCTTTGGTAGAATTGGGAACGATACAACGACATCTGTACCATTGGCAGACCAAACAGATTCCTCAACCATATATGGATTTGATTTTATAATGGCTTGAGTAATCTCTGATTCCTTATTCATTTGTACATTACGAATGTACATATTAGAATGCTCAGCATGAATACCAGAAGCAGTCTGTAGAAGAACCGAAGCATTACCGCTTGGTTTGACACACGTTGTTCTAGCCGCTGCATTGATTCCGATAATCTTTGCAACTTCTCTGTTAACTTCCTTGACAATCTGTGCTCCCTTCTCGAGAATCTCTTCGTTGAAAAGAATATCTGGGTTATTCATCCAACCAGTGATTGACACACCAAGGAGAGCCTCTCGATCAAAAATAGCCTTTGATGTATCAGACAAGAATTTAAAGTCTGTATAACCAGCCTGAAGAGTCCCAAGGATTGCAGCGGCACGACAAGCCTTATAAAAATCCTCTTCTGTTACACATTTGCCACCATTGATTTCTGTTAGGTTACAACCCTGCCAACCTGATTTACCATCAATCTGTGGATACATACCAATCTCAACACAAGGATTAGTTGTGTGTTCGGTTGATTCCACAAATACAAAACCTGGTTCACCAAATTGTTTTACCGATTGCATAATTTTGCCAAACTGTTCTGCAGATGTTTTATCACGAACAATAACAGCAGAGTTGTTTGAACGACCACGTTGTGGGTTATCCATAAACCAATTACCAGTTTTGGCATTCATCATCAGTTCATCATCTGGTGAGAACAAACAAATGGTAGCCGAACGACGGACACCACCTGAAAGGACAGCATCTGCCGCATGCATTGCAATATCATATACATCAATAGGACGTAATGGGATTGCAGCATCGACTGAGTTCATGACTCGGCCTTGCAATAGGTATTCGATTTTATCTAGTGAACGACGAAGTCCTTCTGGTCCTGGGGCCTTAAAACCACCAGAGATCTTGGCACCTTTTGGACGAATGTTTGATAGGTCAAAAAACACACGGCGACCTGCAAACTCTGGATATTTACCACCATCCTCGAAGTATGATGACAACAGAACATCAAGAGCAGATGCCCAACCCTCGATGGAATCTTCTACCACATAACCTTTGGCTTGTTTGGTACGATTTTTAATGTTAGGTAGTTTTGCAATATGGTGTGTCTGAACAGAGAAACCTGCACCTGCACCACAAAGCAAAATATAGAATAGTTCACCAAACCATTCAGGGCGATCTGCATAAGATGATGTACAATTATACATTCTCATCTGGTGTTTCATCAACTGGTCACCACCAAACTGTAGAGCACGTTGTGCACCTAGGACGCGTTGTTCTTTATAAGCCTTTCTGGCTTCTTCAAGATATTCACTTAATTCATTGGATTTATTTTTATAGTTGTTGTCGTGCATTTCCAATACACGGTCAACTGCTTCGTCCCAAGATTCGTATCTGCCTTCGCCATCCTTATAACGGGAATACCCCTCATAGAATTTTGTTTCAGACAAAAACTTCCTGGTGTCAACATGCGCTGTTGCCATTAGTACCTCACTTTAATTTTGATTGTTGTTGAAACTGGTAGTATTATATATCAACTAGCCGTGAATGTAAACACGTCTAAGAAAAATATTTTTTCAACATTTCAATGCGGTCTTCCGCCGCTGCCATTTTATCCAGTTCCTCTTGGATGGCTTCAACGATGTCGCTGTGCTCACCAATACCAACACTTTGGTTCATGTAGACCATGATGTTTGTCTTTGCCCGCTCAAGTTCACCTTGTGCATGCATTGTTGCTGCTTTAACTAATTGTTCTTTCATTCCATTCTCCATAAAATTCCGGATCAAGTTCCGGGTATAAATCTATTACATCCATTGCATAATTATATGCCCTGTCGGTTACCTCAATATAATCCATTGCTCTGTTAAAATATATTTCATTACCTTTCATTTCTAGGGCCTTTCGTATTACTGGATAATCTTGATATTTAGGTATAAGATTATTTTTTATTCTAGCCGGTAAATGACAGGGGTGTAATTCCTTAGGGTCGTCAACAATAAATAAACTTTGTCTAAAGCCATTATCATTACACCATTTTTGAAGTTCATAAAGTCTAAGAACACTTAATAGTGATACAGTGGTAAATACCGAAACAGAAATTTTTTGATAAACCTCTTTTAATTTATTAACATTAAACTCAATTTCATCCCATTTTGATCTTCTTCTGATATAATCATTATATTTACCATAACCATCCAGGGATATGTTCATCCATGTGTGTTTAAATTTTCTAATATAATTTAATAAATTATGCCCATCATAGTGTAATTTTGTTCCATTTGTATTACATTCAATTGATATTTTATGGGCATGACCAGATTTTACGATTGCATCAAGGAACTCAAATTGTTTTTTCATAACCATTGGTTCACCACCTTGAACAACAATAGTTCTAATATAAGGAATAAGTGATAACAAATTTTCTATAGTTGCATCATATCTCATATTTTTAGGGTATGGTGGATCCCAATCTAACATGGTTTGATACCCAAATTTTTCAGTTTGTTTAGTTCTGGTTGATGAATTTCTTGGATGACACATATAACAATCCAAATTGCATTGGTTTCCAAAAATTCTAACCTGAACCATTAAAATTCGTTCTTGAAACTTATATTCCCCATCATTAACAAATTGGATTGTTTGATCTAATACCGTATCTTCTAAATCTATATTTTGTATAAATTTTTGTCTTTCAGATAAACCATAATTTTTTTCCTGGTTAATGCATCTGTAACAATGAATATTTTTTATTTCTGTAGCAGAACTTTTAGATGGTGATAGCATTTCATATCTGAGATCATTAATCTCATCAGATGTATACCACTCGGTTGGAGTAACCTTTGATGAACTTATATTAGTTGGGCCACCAATACAACATACCGAATAATCCCCATCTACGTTTGTATAGATGTGATCAAAAAGACGAGGACAATACCATATTTCCTCATCCTTTATCTGCCTTAAAAGTTCCTTTTTTAAATTTGATGTCAAAGAATATCCCCAGAAATTGCCTCTGCCTCTTGTTTTTCCCACATGGCAAATCTCAATTCCTGATCTGGGTTAGGATCATTTCTTCTTACATAAAATTCTTCAAGTTCAGGAAAGGTTTCAAATAAATGCATTTCATATTTGGTACCTCGGTAATGTTCATCCTGTTTTAAGAGATAATCAAAAACATCCTGAATATCAATATCTGGTTCTGCTGGCATTTCCAATGCCGCAACAACATCTGGCCAATCTTTATATTTCGGAATTAGTTTATCCTTGATTGGTTGAGGTAGGTTGTTTACTCTTAAATGTTTTGGTCTTTCCAACATTGCCCAGTTTAATTGGTGCACCGCAGGGTTATCCTTTACATAATCAACAACCTCATAAAATCTCATTACACTGAGAAAGGATACCAATCCATTAAAATCAACAACAACATTATCATATGGTTGTAATATGTTTATATTTTCTTCAATTTCGGACCAGAAAGATTTACGGCGCATATAATCATTATATTTTCCAATGCAATCAACAGATGCAACCATTGCAATGTTTTTAAAATGTGGAATATAATCAACAAATCTATGTTTACCTGCCTGCATTTTAGATAGATTTGTTTGATATTTAATACGAATATTTTTTGCCTCACCACATTCAATAAGTGCATCCAACATTTCGTATTGTTTTTTCATAATCAATGGTTCACCACCAATAATCTTTACACTTCTTGTATATGGTGCCAATTCAATAACCTGATCAACAATACCCTTTGTTCTATCTCTGGTAACATCTTTAAAATATTCTTTTCTTTTATTGTCCAATCGACCAAATATTTCGTCACTCCAGACATCACCCTTTATTGCTGCCTGTTGCCGAGTTGTTGAATTTGCATGCATGCACATATAACAATCAAGGTTACACTCAGAACCAAAAACTTTTAATTGAATTTCACAAATTCTATCCTCGAATGCCCACATATCAGTTGCCTTAAACATTTCGGCAGACTTTTGAATGTCATCCCAAAATTCAGGATCATTGGTGTGCATTTTTAAACAATTGGTTCGCCTTGACCTACCATATCGTCTTTCATCATCTCTACATCTTGTGCAGATACTATCAACTGCTTTTAAGTCTGAATTAGGATCAAGCATTTCACGGCGAATACTATTCATATATTCGCTTTCTTCCATCCATTCCTTTAATGATACATTTTCAACAGATACTTTTGAATCTGCTCCAAAACAACATGCCTGATAATTACCATTAATTTCAGAATATACTTGGGTAAATGGAATAGAACAAAAGAAGGTATCCTTATTCTTTGCCTGTGAAAGAATAGAGTTAGGATCCTGTGCCCTCTCTTTGGAATGTTCGGATAGATTCTGAAACCATGCATCGGTATTTACATCATTAGGAGCGGACTTGTCTCCAGGCCCGCCCTTGTATAAATTTTCAGACAACTATTTTCTCCGAGCTTTTTCCACTGCTCGTGAACCAAACCAGAATGAAATAATTGCCGCAAAGATTGCCTTTGTTTCCTCATCCCATAATAGATTAATTGCTTCGCTAAATGGTGTTCCCATTTCCAGAGCATTCATTAATAGTGTAATTTCAATTGTGGCAAACAGACCAAAAAAGGCATATGTGATAACTGGTCTGACGGACTTTTGTAATACAGATGTCCAACCTGTTGATTGCATAATGGCAGTGTCATGAGCAATTAATCTTTCGTGCTCTTTGTCTGCACCCATCTTTTCATAGAACTTCATATCAAGTTCATAGCCTTGAGCCTTTAATTCAGCCATGGCTTTCATTTTTTCTAATTCATGTTTACGTTCACCTTTTGCTTGAAAAATGTCGGTAATTGCCGGTACGGCAGAACCTGCAAATCCCAATAGTGAACCTAGTAGAGATAACATTATACGATTCCTTTATCTTCAATATATTTTCTAAATTTCTTCAGAAGGACAGGACGATCCTTTTTCTTTCGGCGTCTGTCATGCATTACAGTTGTTTTCAACCTTGGGCCCTGCGCAGTGTCGGCAGGATTAGGAATAGAGGCGGTCGTGGTATCCTCTTTTTGTTCACCTTTGGCCCTTTTCATTGCCTCTGGTGTTGGCGCACCCTTGTCACCCTTTTTACGCATTTTTTCACCACGTGCTCTTTTCATGTGGATATTATGCCAAAGTCCATTACCCTCGTTCATTTGTAAACCTCTGCAGCGCTAATGTATACCTGTTGACCTGTTTTCAAATGTGTTGCCTCAAATATATCTATACCAAATATATTTCCTACAGGAGCACCTTCAAATATCTTTACCTGGTCTTTAGGTAAAACTAATTCCTCGAATGACTTATTCAAAATTTTTGGATTGTATACTCGATACACTCCCGGTGACATTGCACCATTCTCTAATATAAACCATTGGTTGCCCTCGGTCATAAGGTCGAGTGAATCGAATCCAACCTCGGACATAATCTTGTCGATTTGATCATCTCGTAAATCGTACTTTTCTTTAATGAGATACAGAGCTGCGGCGAACGAACCGAGTCTGGAGCCACCTCCTGGAATCTTTCCGAGCAGGCGCTTAACATTAGCAGCAAGACGAATAAAAGGAGTATATGAAGATTTCTTTTCATCGGTATCAATCTTGGCATTTTTAATTCTCTTACCATTTTCATCAATGATACCTAATTTGTATGCATCCCAATTTTCCCACTTCATTACCAGTAATCTGATAAATCGGAAGGTATAGACTAGGTCAGCACCTCTTTTTACAATCCCCATTATATTTTCCTTAACTCTGTAATCACATCCTGGTCCATAGGGATACCTGTGTATTGATCATCTCTAATATATTTCAAATAAATTAAAAATGGTTTTATGACAGGCCAGTGTCTTCCATCCAGTTTTAAATCCAACATGTTTAGTGCCGCCTCAATTCCAAATGAATTGAATATCACTATGAGGTGGTTAAGAATTAAGCGCTCCGATAAATCATCCTGATCCAGGTAACGATTAACGAGGCGCTTAATATATTTGAACCGTTTCAGATCCTCATAAAACTCATCGATGTCCGAAAAGTTTGGGTTCCGATAATGTTTGGCAGCATAGAGAAGAAGATTATCTTCTGTTAATTCATTGAATATCATCATAAAAGTATTTATCTAATTATTTTTTCATCCAATTAGATAACTGACTTACCAATGAATCCTTTTTCTCTCTTCTGTCCAATTCAATGCCATGTTCACGGCCTAGTGCTTCAAGTTCAAGTTTTGTCATTGATTCCAAATCTTCCATAGGTTCATCGGTTTCAACTTCCTCTGCGGCAGGAGTTTCCTCTACGAGCCATGTTTCGGTTACCGTTGGGTGTCCAAACCATTCAGAAATTTGTGCCTCTGTGTGACGACCTGATTTTAATAGTTCGCCTGTAATAGGATCTTCCCATCCCCTAACAGTAGGGATTGCATGTGATGCCCAACCTGGTGCTTTAATCATTGCTTTCCTCTTTGTACATTGAAGCATAGGCTTCTTTTACTTTATTAATAACCTTTTGATCACCACTACGAGTTTGATCCCCACCACTGCGTGCCTTTGCAGTAGGGCCAGTGCGACCTGCCTTTGAGGCATCACTATGACTCTTTTCCTCGTCATTATTAATTTCTGGTTTACCGTGACCATCCTTCATCTTCTTTGCAGAACCACTGTTTGCATCTGCACCTTCATCAGGTTTTGTTGCACCCTTTGTCTGGTCTGCCTTTTCCCAAATTGACAATAGTTTATCACGGAATGTGGATTCCTTTTTAAGCTTACCATCCTTATCACGGTCTGCTTTTTCTTTATCCATTCTAATTTTTTGCAATGGTGACATCATACGTTTTGCCTGCCCTTGTGGTTCATCATATGCCTCTTTTTTAGGATTCATTTCGGCAGTTTCATCACCACCATCCTTTTTAGGCTCATCATCTTTTTTCATTGATTTTTTGATTGCCTTACGACGTTTTAATAGATACTTATCAGATGCATCCTTATCACCGTCATTATCAACATCACCATCTTCCTGGCCTACAGGATCCATTTTATCCTCTTTGGCATCCTTCTCCTTTTCGGCTTTAGATTTGCCAAACTTATCTCTCATTGGAGTCATAGAGCGTGCAATCTCTTCAATTTCTTCTTGAGCCTTTTCGTTCAGAGTGGCCCTCTCCGCAAAAATGTTTTTAAACATGTTTTCTCCTATTTACATCCATTGGGCCACTAGTGAGCCAATAGCGGCAACCACTGCCGCAATAACAACCTTATTTATAAGGGATACCGTATGTGCATTGTCATCAACCTTTTTCTCTATACTATCAAGCTTTTGGGACAAACGATTAATACGTTCATACATTTTTTCATGATCGTCTTGCAATGCTGTAATCTTTTCTTCGGCTCGCGCCATGGAAATCATTGCGTCGGCCAGTTTATCTAATTTTTCCTCGATTCGATCGAGCCTTTGTGAGTTGGTATCCGCCATCAGTGTTCCCATATTTTGATGATTAAATCATCAGTACCTTTTATTACCCTATGATAGACCTCTTTTGGAATATCATATAACTTACCTTGAATCAATTCAACTGGTAATTTATCATCCAGTTGTAATTTCCATCCTGTACCTGAGATAATTGTAATTTGTCTATTACGTTTATCCCTATGCCATATTAATTCGTCACTGTCAACATCAGAACTAAATGTTCTAGTGTCACCATCATCGATATAAGGTTTTACCAATAGAAATTGCCTCCACCTGACAATCCTAATTGTTGAGCATATCTAGGTAAATTACACGCCCAATAGGATGCCTTGGTTTTATCTTTTCTTGTATCACATTTATGTCTTGCTGCAAATGATTTACGTGCAGCAGGATCACTCAATTTAATTTTCAAACCTGTGGTATCGCCCCAAGTAACCTTTTTAATATTACCTGTTTTAGGATTCTTTACATAAACGTAGTACTTTTTGGGCCCACCAGCCTTTGGTTTATTTAATTCAACATCCTTACCTTTGTATTCAGATTCCATCATTGGTGAATCCAATGGCACATGGTTTCCTTCATACATGGCAAATTCACCAATATCTGTTTCCTCAATTAGATGTTTATCAACACCATCAAGTTCAATGATACCCTTTTCATTTAGTTCTCTTGCCTCACGGAATGCCCTATAATATTCCTCTGAACCAACTCTAAACAATTCACCCAATGGGATTGCATTGTCTGCGTGGTATCGAATGCTCTCTGATTTTACGTGTTGTTTAAATTTAATCATCTTCTTTATCCATTGCCATATCCCGGTAACGTTTCTTTACCTCGGCTTTTGTCATCCGTTCTACATCTGTGATCATGGATGGTTGTTTAACAATTTTTCTTAATTGGTTTTTTACATCACCTGGACTACGGCCAAGCATAATCATATCTGGTAATCCATCGACGGATACCTTAAACATCATTTCTTCGTTTACCTGACCAGGAGTCATCTTTTTGGCGTGGGAACATGCAGCATCAGTGCCCTCGTCTGGTAATCTTTGTTCTTCTCTAGATTTCAGATATGCAGCGACCGCCATCTTTCGGATTTTTTTATCAGATTTGCCTTTAAATTGTGGGGCTTTGGATTTACGAAAATCCTTTATAAAATCCCCGGCATCTGCATTCTTACCTAGTGGCATTACGCTAAATCCTTATCGTGGTTAAGACCACCCTTCTTCTTTTTCACAATAAATGCATTGACACGGGCGTGTCCCCATTGTGATGGAGTGGTACCAGGACGGTGACCTGTTTTCCATGCAGCAACACCACGGTTATAAACTTTACGCAATGTGCCTACAGAGATACCAGATTTTGCGGCCTTATCAGCAAGTGATTTACCTGCCTTGTCCTCTTGGATATACTCTTTAAATTTCATTAGTCATCTCCAAACATTTTTTTAAATGCCTTTGTATATTTACTAGGCTTGGTCTTGGCGGTTTTATCCCCCGGCGCTGGTTTATATGCCTTAGGGTTATCATCTGCCATTTTTGCCTGCTTTTTAAATTGTCTATCACGAGCAATTTTTGTAGATTTCTTTAAACCTTTATGGTAATTTACAGGCTGTGATCCTTTTCGATCACCAATATCCGGATCCTCTGGATTTCTTTTCTCTAAAATCTCTACCGCATCCAACCATTTACGATATTGTTTACCATCAGATTCAATAACCAGATAATTTGCACCACGTTGAACAACAGTTGCAATCTCTTCTGTTTCCTTAATCACAACCTTATCACCAGGTTGGAACATACCCTCAACAAATTCTTCTCTTTTTTCGGAAACTGATTTTAATTGAACATGATTTTTAAACTCTTTTTGTTCCTTAAGTCCCATGCCCTTACGCACTGCATTATACAGTGCCTTTGCATCTGGATTGGAAACATTTTTAGGTAGGCCTTGAGAGAATGCAGTAAAGTCCTTATCAGATGCTGCCTTACGCATTTTAGATGCGGACATTCCAGTAATACTTTCAGATTCAGGATCTCGTTCACCTGCGCTGACAATTGAAATCTTTTGAAAATTAAAGAAGCCATGGCGACCCTTCTTGCCATTTACAGCATTAAGTCGTGCTTCAAATTCGTTGACTCTATCAGAACCAACAACCATGACAACATTCTTAAATCCTTCGTTGTAGATTGCTGTAGCAACTTCCATTACATTGCGAGCCTTTGGACTCATCATAATAGATCGAGCATATTTAGGGAATGCTTTACGAGCAAAC